TGTTTCTTCGCTTACTGATTCGGTTAATAGTTCAGGCAAAGAAATGCCGGATAGTTCGGTTAACATTGTTAGCCTCTGTAATGCTTTGTTTATTTGATCCTGATAAAACCAACGGGAAATAAAATCTATCAGAGCTACCAAAGCAAAGACAAACGCCGGTGTTTTCGTTTGTGCATCCACATATAAGGCCGGTAAATGTTTTTCCGGTTCTCTTACCGGTTCTTTTTCCGGGATGATCGGAGCTTTGGCGCGATCTAAAGCCTTTATATTACATTTTAAGTTCGGGCAAATAGAATCATTTATAAATGCAGGCATAACCACACCTATACGCGCCGTCTTATCATCAAAGACCGCCGCCCGATCAGGTGCAACCAGCCACACGCCACCAGTCCAGCCGGAAAGCAAGGGGATAACGTTTGATGCAAAGAAACCTAGCTTTATATCAATTAAAGCGGCTTTTTCCAATGTTGCACAAAGTTCTTTGTGTCCGTTACTGTCTGCATCATTATAAGATAAATAAACTTTATTATCTCCGGCAATAGTACGAAGTGAAAAACCGCTTTTTTTGTTTCGTTTGGCTATTTCTTTTACAAAACCGGCGACCGCTTTTAATTCGCTTTTCTGAATCTTTATAAATCCGTCTTTTGAAAGATTGGGGTACACAAGCCGGTAATTAGGGAAATATCCGGCAAAATCACAAACAAAGGTTTGTTTCTTATCGTTGGTTATTTCTGTAATATTGCCGCCTTCCTGATTACAAACACAAACAGAACACCGGCCAACCATTTCTTTTAAATGTTTGGGATTGATAAATAATTTTAGGCCGTCAGGCAAAAGCCCGGATGTTTCAATAATTACGGGGTATTCTTTTAATGTACGCCCGTCAGAAGCAACTAAAGCCGATTTGTAAGGATCAAGATAAATATAATTAAATACCGGTCTTAGAGGATCTTTTGTTACTAATTTAGTGATATTTAGATGTTCCTTTGTAATCCACATATCAAAGGAGCAAACAATATTTTCGCGCTCTTCTATTTTGGTAAACCTTGTTTTATTGGCTTGTTTGGTGCCTATCAGCTTTTCAAATTGCCAAACAAGATTAAAAACCTGATCCACTGGAAAGGAACATTTAAAGCTGTTTATTTGTACAGTCCTAAAATCCGTTATATTTAGTTTGGCATCAACGCAAAGATATTTTATATTTATCTCGTTCCCGTTGGCATCTTTCAGTTTTGCAAGCTCCGCGGCGGTATAGGTGCCGGGAGCTATTTCTATTTCATTTGTAAAAACGTCGTTTGCTATTTTAACCAATTCGGCCAAAATGAGGCCGTTAAATTCTTTTTCATTCATAACATTAAATAGTTAGATATTTTACACCAAAGTAAAAGCCTAAAGCAAGGCAAAAAAGCAAGTAAATAGGAAGCAGCCAAAGACCGCCAAACACGCTAAAGCAGATTAATAAAACTACTATTAGCCAAATAATTACGCCCACCATGTTAGAAAGTAGGGTTTTCAAGCTCTTGCAAAAAATCTTCCTCCGTTATACTCTCACATATATTTGAGCCATCAACATAAACACTAAATCCGGTTGCGGTACGGAATACTTCTAATTTGTGCGTTTCTCCGTTTGGGGATTCTATTATATAAGTAGTCATAATATAAAAGTTTAAAGGAATGCCGGAAAACCGTCCGGCGCGGTGGAATATTTGTATTATTCGTTTATGTTATGCAAATTACATTTCCAAACGTGTTTAGGAAATGAACCGTCTTTGTTAAGGCTAACAATAGATGTATTATCCCCGTTATCCTTTATTACATAAACTATAAGTTTTCTAAATCCGTATAATCCAATATGATATAATATCTTTTTCTCCATAAATTTAAAATTTGTCTGATTGATCATTTTTATTTATGAAGTCTTTTAATTTCTTGGGATCGGTGCCGGAGATGAACACCACGGCACCGAATAAAAGCAGCATTAAACAAAACATATTCTAACTATTTAGCATTATAATAAATGTTTGGTTCTGATGTTACGTTATATATATAGCTTCCACAACGCACCAGCAGCGCGGCAACGCCGTAATACTGTTTTTTCATTCCTCTAATACTGCCGGATTTATGAAAGTTCGGGAAACGGGATATATTCACCCGTTTTCCTTCTTCTTTTGTTATTCTACGTACTTTCATAAGGCTATTTCATTTTAAAAGTTATGCCAACAGGTAACAAAGAACGGTTAACACTGGAAACGAATTTATTAAAATCGTTCTCCGTTACTTTTGTTTCGTAGTCTTTCCAATTAAAAACAAGCTCGTTACTATGATCGTAATATATCACATTACTGACTGATAACCCGGCATCAAGAACGGCCAACATAACCCGCTTTTCATTTTCGGCCTTTTCTTGTTTCTTTTCACAGTTGTTAATTATTTCAGCGCGTTTTTTCTCGTATGCTTTGCGCTTTTCTTCGTCTTTTCGCGCTTGTACAGCTTCAGGACGATAATAACCATCGTTTATTCTGTTAGTTATAGTTGTACGTTCTTCGTCCGTCAATTTCAAAGTAAAACGTTCGTTTTCCGGCTTATATGGGTTTTCCCATGTTTGCCCGGTTAACTCTTCCAGCTTTTTTAAAGCCTCGTTAGATTCTCTTTTCCAGCGTTCAACGATACCAAGCGTATAAAGAAGGTATTTAAAGTATTGTTTATCTTCTGCCTGATAAAGCAAATTATATTCTGTTTCCGTGATACGCAAATAGTTAATTGCAGTTTCTTTGCTGCTGTTCGTAATATGGTAAAACCCGTTTTCAACTGGGTACATTGGCGCGCCGTAATGATTAGACAAATGAAGATCAACGAACATTTTAAACTGTGGGAAACGCTTTAGTATTTCTTCATGGCAGCAACCACCAGCACACCAAACGAAACGCCCGTTTTTGCGTTGTTCGTAAATATCCGCCGTTATACTCCAATCGCATATATTATTTTTGCAATCATCAGCCAGTAATATTTTAACATCGATTTTAAAGGTTGTCCCGGCTTGAATATATCTTTTTGATACTGTGTAAAAAAGTCTATTTGTAGTAGTCATAATACAAAGTTTTAAAGGGTGAATAATGAAAAGTAAGAAGTAACCCGGAGCCATGACAGCCCCGGAAATAATTACTATTTATTGTTTGCAAGGTATTCCACGCATCCAATAATGTATATTGCATGTTCTTTGGCTGCTTGTTCTTTTTCTTGCTTGGTTGCGGTCTTATGATCCTGATCGGAAAGCATTTTAGCCGCCATCCGGACGATCTTTTTCATAGTAGAACAGTTTGCAAGATATTCAACGGAAGGAGTTAAACCGCGGTTTACTTTTTTCAAGAGTGCATTTTGCAGCCATTCAGTAAGCGCGTAAATATCGCGAGAATTGCGAATATAGATAATTAATAAATCTGTGTTCATAACGCAAAATTTAAAGGGTGAAACTTGGTTTGTCTTTGTTTTTCCCTTAACTTTGCGTTATCACTGTGGAAGGTGATCCGATAAACGCAAAGTTTAAAGGGAGGCCGGGAAGAGTCGCCAAACTCGACCCGGTTTTTTATTAATATGAAATCTTTTGAATGCGATCAAAAGGAATTAATAACGCTATATGTTTATCTTGATAGTGAATCAGTTCAAAACTATTTGCCGTTGATAGTCTTATAATAGCGGCTTTTTTCGCCGTTTCTTGAAACACATCAAAATGAACCTTCAAACGGTTGCAACAGTTTGTGCCCTCTGGGGCTACATGTACGGCGTTTAGCGTTACATTTTTGTTTTGTAAGTTTAGTAATACTTCCATGATCTTATATTTTAAATTAAACACTCAACCAAGAAGAAGTAAAAGCGGAATTTGTGGAAGGTGATCCGGTCTTTTATCTCCTTTTCTGTATTACAAAGATACGAATAATATTTGTAATACAAAACAAAATGTACTTTTATTTTTAAGAAAATGCTCCGTTTTTACATTTATTAATATTGATATAATATATTGATTATCAATAAATTAATAAATAATATGATGATAAATATAAAGTATTTAAGAAGTAAGGAAATATTTATAGAAAATAGGTGTTTAAATACGCTTATTTGCTTTATTTATAGCCTTTGTTTAACTTTGTAGCAAGTTACAGAGCGCGAGACGCCAATATAATAAACCCTTTTATATCGTTTTATATGGTGTATAGTAAGCGCGTAACAGATTTACAGCAAATTTATCAATTAACCCCGGATGATGTTTTCTTTTGTATGCTTGTAGCATCCGGCGCCAGTCGTGGCGAAGCATACGCAACTATATTTAGACCACGATCTACAAAGATAGAAACAGCGCAACGCGGAGCCGCCCAACTTGCAAAGGATAAACCCGGCATTAATAAACTAATACGGTCTTTTGAAGATAACCGCGCCGCCTTCCTTCCTGACAATGATAGCCCCAAAAGCAAGAAGAAAAAGAAAAACACAGAAACAGAAGAGGAAGAAAAAGCCGGGAATGTTGTACAATACCGGGATAAAGACGCGGTTTTATCAGGTCTCGAACAAACCTTGCCTTATTTGAGGGGGAAAGATCGTGCGGATGTATTAATGAAAATTGCCGATCTCCAGCAAATGAAGAAGGACGAAAATACAGAAGAAGAGGAAACAGTACATTATTATCTACCTTTGCAATGTTATAGATGTAGCCTTTTTATAGCTGATCGAGCAAAGCGGAAAGCAGAAGAAGCGGAAAAGCCGGATAATATTTAATATTATAGGTATAATATAAAGAGAATCAAGGCAAAGCGCGGCTTTTCTCCTTCTTTGCCGGTCAACTGGGTAATGAAAGCAGGGAGGGCACCCCCCCCCCGGCTACCCAAGACACCAAGCATGTTTCAATCCCGGTCAAGATTTTTATTTTTTTTCTTTTTTGGAGTCAATAATGGATGTTTTTAGGCTTTTTCCAATAATAAATTACAAAAGTGAATGTCTGATGTATAGTTTTACTTCTGAAAATGTATAGTATATGTATAGTTTACTTCATAACTATACATGTGTAAATCATTCATTATTAAGTCAATGGAAATTTAATGTATAGTATGTATAGTTTATATGTAAATTGCGTATGGAAAAAATATATATATAATATGGTTTGCATAAAAAACTATACATACTATGCACTATTTTTCCATTGATTTGTATTTCAATATGTTATATATGTATAGTTGCCTTTAAAACCCTACATAAACCATACATATCAGAGAGAATGTTCCATCTGTATTTCCTATTGAAATAGAGTAGTTATCCTTTGTTTATCAATATTTTGCGATTATTGGTCTTCAATGATGCAACGAATAAAAACATGGCAAAAAGACTTCAAAAAAGCGTGTTTATTCTATATTTTAAGTAGAAAATAATAGTATTTATATGGTAATTATGTAGAAAATAAGCTATATTTGTGGCATAAAACACTTGAAAAATAGCATAAAAACAGTAGAAATGCTTTGTTTTCGGGTATAAAAACGGTGGTATGAATAAGTTTGAGTCTATATTGTTTGATTATGGGCGATACGTTTTTGTTTCTGTGTTCAGAAAAGCGCAGGAAGAGGAAAGATATGAAGATTGTGCGGTGATGCGAGATATTATGCAAAAATATCATATACCTTGTGACACATCTTTAGAGGACTGGCGTACTGATTTGTGGCGATTTGGATATTCAGGAGATGTTGCTATAAATAATCTGCCAGTATATATGGTTGAGGCCTTAACCCGTGCCGGGTATTCAAATTCATAGATTGTACATGGAGAAGGGAAAGTATAGGAAGTTGTTAAATGAGGTCTTCGGGCTTATGAAAGGCGAGAAACTGGATGCCGCCTTACAAGAGTCCAAAAGTGCAGCGCGTGTTGACGCTGTGCAGGACTTGATGCGTGCAGCCATTATACGATCTTCGATTTGTAAGTTCAATGGTACGCCTTACTATTTCAGTGGCCGGATATATGAAGAGATGGCA